AATGAAGTCTCCATTATGCGAATTTCTGTAACCTCCTGAACGCCCAATATGTTCTCTGTTTTCATGCCTAATATCTGGCTTGAATTAATTAGGGTTGAACTAGGGCGTGCGCCTTGTGCGCTTTGGTCTGCACCAGTGGCAAATCCTGAATCGTTAACGACTAAAGGCGGGAAATCTACGTATATAAAAGAAATACCATCCACCATAGCCATACTAAATGTATCGAATGCAAATGATAAAATGTTACGCCCTTGACCGTCAATATTTTCTGTTAGTTCTGCTATCTGTGGTGGTGTATCATCACTTAATACAATGTCTTTTGTGAATAATTTACCGCTTTGTTTTCCTACCGTGTCTTTAAATCCGTTGTATAAAGTTGTTGAAGTTAAACGCCTTTTGTAGTCTGCATCTTCTTCCGCTGCGTGTTGTGGCATAAATTCTTTGCCAGCCTCAATCATGCCAGTTGTGCCAGCCATTAATGACCGTGGCAACGCGCGTGGTTTTTCTAGTGCTATTTGGCGGGATGATCTAGTGGCTACGCTCATAATATATTATTCCAATACTTTAAAATCAATTAGTTGCATTATAACACAAAAAGTCAAGCTATTTATTGTGTAATTTTAGAAAGTAATTGTTGACGTATAAATAAAAACACTTATAATGTGCTTTTGAAATTAACTATAAATATAGCGGGGAATATGAATAAGACAAGAATTTTTAGTATAGCTTTTTTAATAATAATTATTTTTAATTTATTATTGTCGGCTTTGCATAGTGACAGCAGTTATTTTGGTGCTTATATTGTTGCATTATTAGCTTTTTTTCACAATCCTTATGGGGAATAAAATGAGTAAAATATCAGAACTATTAGAAACGGCTTTAAAAGAAGTTAAAGCGTTAGAAGAGCAAGCGACTGAGCTAGGTTATGAACGCATTATCACCCTGACTGATTTTATTGACCAGAAACATGATGGTATACAAGCTAAATTTGCGAGAGCTAACGACTATGGAACGTCACACACGGGACAAATGGCTGGGGTTGATGCTAACGGGAATGATAAATTTATTGTGGTTGGGGAGAAGCTTTATAGGCTTGCAAGGGAGTGGGTGAAATAAAGGCAAAATCCCTTGGGATATTCCAGAAGATTTAGCTTACTTTAAAAAGATAACTAGCAATTGCCCTATTATTATGGGTCGTAAAACACACGAAAGTATAGGAAAAGTATTGCAGGATCGTGTTAATATCGTTATCAGCCGAAAAAGTGACAATTCGGAAAATAAATTATATGAGTCGGCATTATCGCTGGCTGACGCGCTTAAGATAGCAAAGTTCTGGAGCTGTGACGGTGAGTGTTTTATCATTGGTGGGGCTGAGATATATAAGCAGGCGCTAAGGATGAAGTTAGTGCATAGGCTATATATAACTGAAATATATCGAGATTTTGATGGTGATGCTTTTTTTGATATTGACTATGTAAAAAGTAATTATGATTTAATGCACACAGAAAGCCATACCTCAAAAACAGGCGTTAATTATAGTTTTGGTGTTTATGAGTAAAGGATAAGGGGCGTAAGCCCCTTAGTTTATTGTATTATGTCATGCTTTGCATGGCTATTGTACTGCGAATGATAGGGAATTTATACGCGATTAGATAGCCGGACGAATCTGTCCAGTCATCAATAGCAGGATGGGTATCGAATTTCTCAGGTTCGCATTTTTTATTATAGCCCTGTGTTTCTAGTGCATTTGTCAGTTCTGGGCACTTATCTGTATTGACCAGTAATTTATCATGGGATAGAAGTGCGTTATATGCGTTAACCCTGTCCCTTACGGCTGGATTCGATGGTTTAACTAACACCTGAAAGCCAGCGTGTTTAATCATGCCTATGTCTGATAAACTTGCATTTGTACGTCCTGAATTACCGCTTGCGTCGGGATAAATGATTGATTTATATTGTTTATATCGTGACATTCTGTTGATAAAATCCTGCGTGTCGTGCGATATAAATTCATCCACTGCTATTGGTTGGTTATTATCCATTACAAAAACAACGGCACAGCAACCACCAATATTAAAATCCAACCCTATGTGTATGACTCTATCACGCTCACTCAAAGTGCGGTTAGTATGATGCTTCTTTCTATTAAAAAAATGATAGACTTTGTTTTGATTTAACGATACAAACTCTCCATTAATATACAGTTCTGCTAATATACTATCGTAGTTTTCTCGTATTTGATCAATGTATCCAGCTGGCAAAAACGGGTTGCTATAGGTGCTGGCTTTAATTAATTCGTAGCCTTTCTTTGCTAATTTTACCCATTTATGGTATACGAATCCTGTTATGCCTTGATCGGGGGTAGTTACTACGGCAATTGTGTTAACACCATTGCATGATTGCCGTACACGTTCTGAAATTTTACGCCATACTATACCGGCTTTATCCTTACTTAATGTATCCAATTCATCTACTATAGCGTGGCCAATTTCAAAGCTTATTATGCGCTCAGGGCTTCCATATGATCTAAAGATTATATCCCCATATCCCGCGACTGATATAGTAAAATTTGACTTGTTAACAGAATAAGCCAGCCCTAAAGAGTTCAAATCTTCTTCAACGCCTGGCATTGCTCTTAATCTTAATAAATCATACGTGGGTAAAAATATGCCCACGTTTATTCCTTTATCCTGTATTAGTAATAATACCGCTCTAAATGTTCCAGCCCGTGTTTTTCCCGAGCCTAGTCAAAGACCCCCAACGATTGCAGGATGCTCAGCAGTGCTGAATACAAACTCTCGTTGGGGATCTGTTAGTGCAATGTCAACTTTCATAATGTACCGAATGGGTGAAGTTTTCTTTTTTCCGTTAAATATGCTTGATGTGCTATATGCTTATTATCATACTTGCCTATTAATATGTTTTTCCCTTTTGTTTTAATTTGAGATATAAATTTTTTATCCCTATTGCTCCATGACACACCTAGTAAACCTGAAGTATTTCCGCTTAAGCAGACTTTTAAGTTTTTGCTATTTTGCTCAGGTGTCGCTATCCTTAAGTTTTTTATCCTGTTATCGTCCCTTATATTATTTATATGATCTATGTGTACATCACTATCAACCGAGCCATAAAGATATATAAAAATAAGTCTATGCTCTAAATGATTTTCTTGTTGTATTCTTATTGTTCTATAATTTATAGTATTTTTATTTCCTGCCCTCTTTCCTTTCATTTTGCTATTCCATGCGTTAAATGCCCTATCCGATTTAAAATACTTCCTGTTTCTTTCTTTCCATGTAAAAAAACCAGTGGTTTCATTATAGTCAAGTATTTCTTTTAAATATTCTTGTATTAATGCTTTCATACTACACCTATGCAATATACCTAAAAAATAAATACAGCAGAACATCAGGTTAATGTCTTTTCGGCACGGCTGCCTAGCTGTATACCTATTATTGTATATCATATAACGATAATAAAATACAATAAAATCAATTGATTGTTCGATTAAGCCATTAAAGAATAAAAATAAAAGTTGACACATAAACAAAAATCATTATAATAGATATCAACAAATCAGGAAATGATTTATTTTAACATATATTAAAGAGGCGGTAAAATGAACAAAAAACAACAAGAAAAGCTTGATAATAAAATAGATGGTATTACAGCTTTAATTGTATCAAAATCTAAAATGACTAGTAATTTTGGTATTACAACATGCTGTATGATTGACGGTGAGTTTATCCTTGTTTCAGATTATGACATATACGATCCAAGCAATATCATTATTCCTGAGCTGGAAAGACTTGCTATAAAGGCTGGTAATGTAGATACTTTTGAAAATGCACTTCCTGCCGAACTTGAAAGTGTACTTGCTGAAATACATAGTCTAAATGATCTTGGTGAAACCTCATGGCATGAGGTTATTTATCATGATGGTGATTATTGGTGTAGCTATAGTGGAAGTCGTACTTTTAAGGATAGTGAGAGTGTCAAAAAGTGGAAGTATGTAAAAAGCATAATGTAGTGTAAAACTAACCGCAATGAAGCGGCTTGATTTAATTTAAATAAAAGTTGACATATAAATTAATATCTGTATAATTCTATACCAACAAAGCAATTAAGTTTTGTTAAAACTAAAGAGAAAATATTATGTGTAATCTAAATAAAGAAAAAATAACAAAATCATTTAGCCTGTTTATCGACTGTAAAGACTCTGGCGATTTTAGTAATGAGTATAAAAAATTTAATGCTCATATAAAAAAGCTAAATAAACTTGAATTATTAGAGGTCGTTATAAATAAAGTTGGTTACGAGGTTGGTGGAAATATATTTTTTAATAAAGATGATAATTTTAATTTTGATAATGCAATTATTAGTGCTATTCGCAGCTAGTCGATTATATTAAATAACATCAAACATAAGCCCCTTAATCGGGGCTTTTTTGTGCCTGCCATTCTTCACTATCAGGTGAGGTAGATACAGGTGCTTTAACGGGCTTTGCTTGTACGATGTTAATTGTTAGCTCACTGTCTGTGCTGATTGTAGCATCTATTTTTATCGGCTCATTAAAGCCATGCATAGCGTTTAGTTCCTTGATGCTTGCTATTATGTCTTTATCCTGCGCTTGACCATCACGACCAGCTATTTTAGCCAGGATTACTACTGATTTTTCTCTTGACCACATTGTTT